GTTCCAAGACGACATCGAGGAACAATTGGTGCAAATCAAATTAAACGTGCAAGATATACAGTAGAAGAAAAGAAACCAATGAAACTAACATTTAAACAACGAATTCGTAACTGGCTTTTACAAGACAACGACGATGCTGAGATGACGTATGCAGTGGAAGATTGCGAAGGCCCAAATATTCAATCACAGGGATTTCGATTGAATGTTTATGGTGCCAGCGGCGGTACAATTATTGAAACTACCAAGTACGATCGCAAGAACGACGACAATCGTCATAGTCTGCACGTTGTCACTGAAGACAAAGACCTCGGTGAAGAACTAGCAAAAATTATCACAATGGAGAGTTTGAGATGAGACACGACAGTTTAAAAATTAAATCATTTGTAGTTAAAGAAAATGCCGGATTCAGAGTGCGTGTAGAATCGTGGGAAGTTATTAATCCCAAGGGATTGTATAACGTTGACTTTATACAAGAATCATTAGATAAAGATGGTAAAGTAGATCACGCTAGCACATATAACTTTCATATGAGCAAAGACGAAATTAAAACACTTTGTGAAGGACTGCTATCATGATCATCCGACAAGATCAAAGACCTAACAAAATGATTTGGATCACATTCCGTAAGGAAGGAATCCATAAGTATCCAGCTGCTGCTACAGATCCTAATCTAGCAACTGGCGACGAATATGATGTGTCATTCCTTGCTAACGAACATAGACATATCTTCCATTTTAAAGTTTGGATAAGCGTCAATCATGATGATCGCGATATTGAGTTTATTCAGTTTAAAAGATGGTTGGAAAATCTTTATAAAGATGCTACACTTAGTTTAGACTTTAAAAGTTGCGAAATGATGTCAGGCGATTTGCACGGCATGATTTCACAAAGGTATCCGAATCGAGAGATTTGGATTGAGGTCTCCGAAGACGGAGAAAATGGTTCATTCATCAAATATTAAGAGGAAGTGATGAGCAAAAACTACAGGGACTACAGGTACTTTGAAAATCGTCCTGACGTTGTTAGAGTCTGGGATGACCTGGACTCATATCATAATTGGTGCAGATTTCAACTCTGCGAATTTAATCCGGCAGATCTCTATAAAAAAGAGTCTATAAATTACCAGGCCTATTTGGCTAGTAAGCGTCCAAGGAGACCTTATCAAGGTAATAAACCATTCAACCGCCAACGCAATGAGCAGAATTTTTCTCGTTGATCTAGAAGCAGTTGAGACAAGGTACACGGGACAATGGAAGTCCCATGTACCTGCGTTATTACGAAGGGCGGGACATGATGTCAACATCATATCAGGCCCTACGGATATTCCTAGTGCTACCACTCCCGGAGCATTTCTTAACTTCGGTGGCACTAATATATATAAGGCTAGCCAGGTTGAGCAAATGGGTCGTTTATTTTGCTCCGGGGCAGTTAAGCCAGGCGATCACTTTATCTTCACCGATGCTTGGCATCCGGGTGTCATCAACTTAAAGTACATGAGTGAACTGCTAGGAATCCCTATTACAATTCACGGTCTATGGCATGCGGGTTCATATGATCCACAAGACTTTTTAGGTCGACTTGTTGGTGATAAGCCTTGGGTACGCAATGCAGAGAAGAGTTTCTATCATGCGTTTGATCACAACTACTTTGCCACAGACTTTCACATTCATATGTTTTACGAGAACTTGATCCAAGCTGATCCTGATCGTAAACAATCAATGTATAAGACTGTATTAGATGATGTTGTGTTCAACAACAAGGTTGTACGCACAGGCTGGCCCATGGAGTATATGGGAGACACATTACTGATGTACAAGAACATGCCTAAGCGTGATCTTATTTTGTTCCCACATCGTATTGCTCCAGAAAAGCAGGTTGAAATCTTTCGTGATTTAAAAGAACACTTGCCGCAATATGAATTCGTTGTGTGTCAAGATCAGCAACTTACAAAAAATGAATATCATAATTTGCTAGGCGAAGCTAAACTGGTATTCAGTGCTAACCTACAAGAAACGCTGGGCATCAGTTGGTATGAAGGCGCTATCGTAGATGCTATACCTATGGTACCGGATCGTCTAAGCTACAGCGAAATGGCTTTAGACACATTTAAGTATCCTAGTGTCTGGACTGAATCTTTTGATGCCTATACTGTATATCGACCAGATATCTGTAAAACAATTATAGAACATATGGAAAATTACAGAACTCGTATACCTAGCCTAAATAAACAGGTAGAAGTATTAAAAGAAAACTTTTTTAGTTGTAATAAACTATTAGAGATGTTAAAATAATATAATATATGTCATCCACGACATTAACTCGGAGAACTATAATTGACAAAAGAATTCACACCCGATCCTATTATGAACCAACCTAATCCTGGAAAGTTTGTTGAGGACAAATACGAACCGCTAGGTAAACCGGTTTACGTTAAAAAAGAAACGGGCCTGGACGCGATGGCAGGCGACGGCGGTTATCAAGAAGCATATCTAGGCGATCATCTTCGATTTAAATTTAAACGTGAAGGCAAACGTTTCTGGGCCGGCGATAACATCAGCGAATACCTACACAACGGCGATAAAGAAAAACTAATAGATGAAGCCACAGAAGCATTTGAAACTGTGCTGGATAGATTGCTTATTGATCGTGAGAACGATCCCAATAGTCAAGGCACAGCACGTAGACTTGCCAAGATGTACTTTAATGAAATAATGGCAGGAAGATATGAACCGGCACCAGACGCAACAGCGTTTCCAAATGATACAGAAGAACGCTACGAAGGCATGCTCGTGGTTAGAAGTGAACTACGCAGTATGTGTAGTCATCATCACCAGCCTGTATCTGGTGTCGCTTATATTGGGATTATCGCCGCACAAAAGCTCATTGGTTTGTCTAAGTACACTCGTATTGCTCAGTGGTGCGCTCGTCGTGGTACTTTGCAGGAAGAACTCTGCAACGACATTGCCCGAGAAATAATGAAAGCAACAGATAGCGAGAACGTAGCGGTTTATGTACAAGCGATTCATGGATGCTGTGAGAATCGTGGCATTATGGCACACTCTAGTCTAACGCAGACTACTGTACTCAAAGGATCGTTCAAAGACGACCCTCACACAAAGAAAGAGTTTTTTGACAACATTAAATTACAACAAGAATTTGCGCCGAGGTAATTATGACTACATGGAAAATTTCAAACTATAATAAGAAGAATGCTGTCGAAAGACAATTCTGGAGAAAGGATGATAAAGTTATCATTAGAGAAGAAGGATTTCGTTGGGGTACGTGGTATTGTGAAAGCGACGAAAAACCAGATATCGACTTAAAAAATCCAGAAGGATTTGAAGTAGGATACGCTGATGAGTACGAATGGGAACTCGATAGTATGGATGACGGCTGCTGGGCCGACACAGAAGCTGGACAAAATACCACTGACGCAGATATAGAAGAGTTTAATGCAGCATGGGAAGAAGATACGTTTGACGGCGTCGAAGCACTCGGTTGGAACAATGACGACACTGAATATTGGATTTACGGACCGTTGCAATTAATCAACGAAAGTACTGGCGAAGAATTTATTGGAGAAGACGAATGAGACAACAAATGATTGGTGTTTTAAAACAACACTTCGAAGCACACATTCTTAAACATAAAATGAATGTAGATATTATGTTAAACAATCCTATGGCTATTCACGATCACACCGATCTTATGGATGCCATTGAAAAAGAAGTGGCATTGATTGCAGAATACGTAGACAAGCTAGAAGTTATGGAAAAATACTTTAAGGAATAATCATGCAGACAAGAGTAAAAGAAGATGTAAATGAAATAGGCAGATGCGGGTGTGGTCGTAGTCCCACTGGTAAGTGTATTGGCTGGCACGGACTCGAAGAAGGTGAATTCCGGGAAAAGCTAGCTGAATGGGAATTAACTGACCTAAATAACAGATTAGAAGAAGCCAAGGAGCCAAAATGAACTCCGTGGAACTTGCTAACAATCTCATAACTCGAGCGATGAACCTACAACTGTTTGAAGTGAAAAGAATGCTAGATGGTCCGTTGGAGTTTAACGGATCTGTTCCTTTTGATATTAGAGCCAATCAAGAATGTGCTTGGTTTAATGTTTATGCAGTCAATCAAAAAGAAGCAGAAGCAAAAGTAGATGCCTGGCTTGATAGAACCGATTTAGATGATTAAACCATTGCGTGATGATCTAATGGTCCAGCAACAACTACCTGCCGGACAAACAGTTAACGGTGTTTGGCAACACATGGTAGCTGTGATCATGTTAAATCAAACTGGACGCATACCAGTTAAAACAGTATTTCCGATCTTTATAGATAGATGGAATACTCCTAATAAATTCCTAAATGCCACTGAAGAAGAAGTAAAAGATGTCATATGGCCTTTGGGAATGGTTAATGTCCGATATAAAAGACTGCACGGAATGACAAATGACTTCTTGACTTGGCAGCACGAAGATGCTACAATGTTATATGGCATTGGAAAATACGGTTCTGATTCATATGAAATATTCTTCAAAAGAAACTATACTGTAGAACCAACTGACAAAGAGCTCAAGCGTTATCTAAGAGAAGAGGTTTTTGATGTTGCTTAAATTATTAGAAAAATTCGGTCGTAAGAGAATCATTATGGATCGTATTAACAACGAGCCGTATCTCGAACGATACTATCTTTTTCTAAAAGAACGAGAACGGTTTCCGTTTAACATATTCCTTCATAAGTTTTTAAAAGGTGATCCAGATGATGTTCACGATCATCCATGGCCCTATGCCACACTTATTTTAAAAGGTGGCTACTACGAATGGATACCGCAGTTTAACGACGATGGAACTAAGTCATGTGAGATCCGCAAATGGAGAGGTCCTGGTCATTTCCGTATTTGCAGTTCTAATTCGTATCATCGAGTAGAGTTAAAGCCAGGCATAACTGCATGGACACTATTCATGCCCGGTCCGCAAAAGCGAGAATGGGGTTTTTTAGTAAACGATCGATGGGTACAGAACGAATCCTATATGATTAACCGTAGAGAGAAACATGGAAAAGCGTAAAGTAAGTTGGCACGAGTTTCAAAACTTAGTTGGAAAGATATGTAGAGACATTGTATTAAGCGATTGGCGGCCCGACTATGTAGTTGGCATCACCCGGGGAGGTTTACTCCCTGCCGTCATGATCAGCCAATATTTTAATATTCCTTGTGAAGCATTAAAAGTCAGTCTACGTGATAACGGTGGCGAACATGCTACAGAAAGCAATCTATGGATGGCTGAAGATGCTTTTGGAAATCCGCACGATGAGGTTGACTTTTATGAAGGCAATCCTATGTCTTTGTTTGAAAACAGCACAGCCAAACAAATATTAATCGTTGATGACATTAACGACACTGGCGCTACCGTTAATTGGATTTTAAAAGATTGGCCTAGTGGATGTTTCCCCAATGATCCAGAATGGGACAACATATGGAATACTAATGTTCGATTCGCCACTGTATTCGATAACCTAGCTAGTAAGTCTGCGATTAGAATGGATTATGTGGGTGAGGAAATTAACAAAGAAGAACATCCAGTATGGATTGAATTTCCGTTCGAAGAATGGTGGACTAAATGATCGATTCTAAAATCAAAGTTCGCTGCACAGATGCAGGCAAAGACTTCGACATGCACATACTAGGATATAAGCCTAAGGTATTCTTAGACGTTGCGTTTCAAACTCTTAAACTACGATTGGTTTATATGGAACGTACTAAAGCATTTGCAGGCAGTCTTGGCGGCCGTGAGTTTGTTGTCCGCGAAGATGATCTTCCTAAAGAACGTGTAGAGTATCAGCGATGAAAAATCAGATATGTGTTCCGTGGAATGGTCAAAGTACCATGTGGTGGAATGAAATCTGTGCTCGTATAATCGAACACTTCGGTCTTCCGGGCGATAAGTACACCACAGAAGTAAGTGAAGATAACATGAAGTTCTTTTTTAACGACGAGAGAGAAGCATTATTGTGCAAGATAATGATCAGCGACCAACTATAAAAGATGTGATAATTATTATCTTAGGTGTATCTCTTATGGTCTGTTTTTTGATTACGGTCAAATCAGAAGGTAGATATTACGACTGCGGAATGGCAGAATGGCATCCCGATATTCCGAACAAAGTTAAAGAAGAATGTAGAAGATTGCACTACGAAGAATGGAAGCGTCAACAAGAAGAAAGTAAAAAGTCGATATCAGTATGAAATCATGGACATTAACAGTTGAAGACGATGGTATCTTACCCTTGCCCAAGGATCTGCTAGATGAAGCTGGATGGAAAGAGGGCGATAGTTTACATTGGATTGACAATCAAGACGGCTCATGGACTTTGGTCAAAGAAGACTTGACAACTTTCATCAATAAAGGTATAATAAACAATGAGCAAAATTAAAATAGCAGAGCTGTTCTACAGCATACAAGGTGAAGGACGCTATATGGGCGTCCCGTCTGTGTTTCTACGCACATTCGGCTGTAATTTCCGCTGTGCAGGCTTCGGTATGCCGCGTGGTGAACTGAGCAAAGAAGCAGACGATATTGCAGTTATGAATGCCATGCATCCATTTCAGAAATACGAAGAACTTCCGTTAGTTAGTACAGGGTGTGATAGTTATGCAAGTTGGCATCCCGACTTTAAGAATCTTAGTCCAATGCTTACAAGCGATGCTATTGTAGAACGTACCATGGAAATATTGCCAAACAACGAGTGGGGTACTGCACACTTGGTGATCACAGGTGGCGAACCGTTGTTAGGTTGGCAGCGAGCCTATCCTGATTTACTAAATCATCCAAAGATGGGCAAGTTAAAAGAAATTACTTTTGAAACAAATGGTACTCAGAAGTTATCCGAGAGCTTTAAACAGTATCTAAAACAATGGGCACAGAATCCTCCATTTGTCAGTAGAGAAATCACATTCTCAGTAAGTGCTAAACTTCCTTGCAGTGGCGAAAAGTGGGAAGAAGCGATTCTTCCGGAAGTTGTTTGCGAGTACGAAGAAGTTGGCACAGCATATTTGAAGTTTGTTATTGCTACAGAAGAAGATTTTGAAGATGCTAAACGTGCAGTTATTGAATATCGTAAAGCAGGCTTTAAAGGTCATGTGTATCTAATGCCAGTGGGCGGTGTAGAAAGCGTATACGCATTAAACAATCGTCGTGTAGCAGACTTAGCCATGAAGAACGGCTTACGCTACAGTGATAGATTACAAGTGCCGTTATTTAAAAATGAGTGGGGAACTTAATGAAAATTATCAAAAAATTGTTTGGACTAGACAAGCTCGAAGAATCGATAGCCAAAGCAGAAAAAGATCTAATTGATGCCAATCGAAGGTTAGAAGAAGCTGAGAAAGCTGCTAACATTGCCAAAGATCAAGAAGATTTAGCTAAATTAACTCCAAAAGAAAGAGCCAGCCGCAAGAAAGAACCATGGGTAGGGGTGCTAGAAACTCATGTAAACCAAGATAACATCAGAAATGGATTCTTTGAGCTTGACTGGAACGACCTTTTTGTGTTAAAATTAAAGCAAGAGGGATACGGTGAAGAAGGTGATTTGGATGAAGAAATCGTCGATCGTTGGTTTAGAGAACTCTGTGCAAATGTTGTAGTCGACGGAGACTACGGTGGTCCTGTTAATACAGGTGTTATTGATATAAACAATGTGAAAAGAAACAATAAATGACCTATATTTTAGTTGATACTGCTAATACATTCTTCCGTGCTAGACACGTTATCAACGGTGATGCTGACATTAAGTTGGGCATGGCATTCCACATTACACTAAACTCTATTAGAAAAGCATGGCAACAGTTTAACGGCAGTCATGTTATTTTCTGCTTAGAAGGTCGTTCGTGGCGTAAGGACTACTATGCTCCGTACAAACGCAATCGTTCAGATGCTCGTGCAGCACACACTGTCAAAGAAGCAGAAGAAGAAAAAGTCTTTTGGGAAGCATTTGACGAGTTTAAAAACTTTGTAACTGAAAAAACTAATTGTACTGTTATGCAACATCCGCAATTAGAAGCAGACGATCTTATTGCAGGTTGGATACAAAGCCATCCTGATGATAATCACGTTGTTATCAGCACTGATACAGACTTCGTACAATTAATTGCACCAAATGTGAAACAGTACAATGGTGTTATGGAACAGACTATCACGCACGAAGGAATATTCGATGACAAAGGCCGGCCTGTTATTGACAAAAAAACACAAGAAGCAAAAAAAGCCCCGGATCCGGAATGGCTCCTGTTTGAAAAGTGTATGCGTGGTGATACCAGTGATAATGTCTTCTCGGCGTATCCAGGTGTGCGTACTAAAGGCACAAGCAAAAAAGTGGGTCTTACTGAGGCGTTCGAAGATCGTGGCACCAAAGGATATGCGTGGAACAATCTCATGCTTCAGAGATGGACTGATCACGAAGGCAAAGAACATCGTGTGTTAGAAGATTACGAACGCAATCGCCGATTGATCGATCTTGCTCACCAGCCAGAAGATATTAAAAATATCATTAAAGAAACTATCAACACAGCTACATCTGCAAATAAGAATATCAGCCAGGTTGGTATTAGACTTATGAAATTTTGTCATCTGTATGATCTTAAAAAGATTGCAGATCAGGCAGCTAGTTATGCCGAACCATTAAATGCGAGGTACACACTATGACAGACTTACATGCAAAACCCATTATTGAAAACAAATTCTGGATCGTTGAAAAGGACGGTGCCAAGTTCGCCACTCTAAGAAAGAACGAAGATAATCGTTTTGTGATGAGCAATGAGACTGGAATTAAAATTTATGAAACTAAAGAAAGTCTGACCAAACAGTTTGGTAAAGATTTCTTTATCGCTAAAATTATTAAAGAAGCTGATGACGCTGAGCCAAACGAAGTACACGGATACATCACTAGCACAACTCCTCACAATGCGATGTTCGATGTTAAAAGAAAACTTCCACTGTTCACCAAGAGCGGAGATAGTAAGAGTCTTTACTGTGCAGGATACTACGTAATTAAATTTGACAAAGGTTGGGTCAAATCATTCTGTCCAAAACTTATTACACTCCAGCGATACGAATATCAAGGTCCATTTAAAACAGAACTAGAAATGAAGCAGAGGCTTTCCAATGTCTCAAAATAATATCACAACATTGCCAAGTGTTGAGAAATTACTTCAACGAGTGTCTGCTGCTGAAAGAAGTCAACAGAAAGACATACGTATAACTATTCAGGAAGCACGTGAACTAACAGCTGAATTGGCTATCATGACTAGCAAATTAGGTTCTACAGTTAAGGAAATACATCAACTGTTATCCGAAATCAAGGAAAATACCACCAAGATTGACGTTAAGTTCGACGGCGGTGGCTTCAATTAGGTATAAATATATACGTGGTTAATTAGGAAACACGTATATATGAGTAGACCAAAACCCAAAATAATGCTTGAATACACTAACAAGGAAACGTTCAAAGTCGAACAGATTCTTGATAGCGAAGCCATTTGGGCTGTATTTTATAAAGGCCAACCGTTTAACTTAAAGAGCGGTAGTTTCGTAACGAGCTACCCGGGACCTAAATATAAAAAAGTAAGTTTTTCAAATCCCGGTCATGCATACAATCTTGCTAAAAAATTAAACAGACTTTTTAAAACTGCCGAGTTTGAAGTATATAAACTTACTCAAGGTGAAAAGGTAGGATAATAATGGACCCCAAGGATGCCTACACTCGGGTGTTCTTACAGGCAGCGAACATCGATGCCGACCAAGATACAATCAAAAAATACAAAAGTGTTTGGTGGTGGAACTTCCGTAATAAAGACACAGGCGGGCTTCGTTTGACCGAACATGCCTTGCAGTTTATCGAAGAACATGCTAAAATTAAAACTTACAAAATAGATTTTCCTAAAGAGTTTTCATTCACTCCGCAGGTTCTAGTTTGGTTAGATAACTTTATCGATTCACCATTTTTCATCACTAAAAAACATATCGTGGTATTAAAAGAAAAATCAGCATTTGAACTATATCTATTTTCCGGGGATATAAGAAAAATGGGCCATAATAAAGCATTGGCCAAAAGACTTAGCCAAGAATCCATCGACCAATAATACTAGCATATAAATATTTCACTATGTTTGACTTAAACCCTATTGATGTTCTGAAACAAAGAGAGATGACAATATTGCCGCCTCACTTTGCTAAGACCAAAATCGCCGATCATGACTTTTATGATACTCAGATTAGAAATTGGGTTTCTGTTAAATTAAAAGGAAGATTTTGCATTGCAAAAATGCCTTCTATCGACGGTAGTGGGAATTTGAAGTCGACCACGTTTGTGGCCTTTGAAGATCAAAAAGAGCTAACATACTTTATGCTCGCATGTCCATATTTAAGGAGAAATTAATGACAGAAGAAGTTCAAAAACAAGAAGCTGTGCAACCAGAAGCTGCACCCCAGCAACCGCCAGCTGATCTTAATATCAGTGATCTAGTTGCACTAAAAAGCATCATCGAAGTAGCATCACAAAGAGGGGCGTTTAAAGCAGCAGAGCTAGAGGCAGTAGGTAAAACTTTTAACAAGTTGAACACATTCCTCGAATCTGTTAGCAAAAAGGAGGCATAATATGCAGTCGATTAAACACGTAGGCAGGATGAGAGCTACTAATACTAAAATATTGGTAGTATTCAGAACATTGCCGGGAGAATCAAATATGGCATTGGTATTGCCTGTACCTGCCCTTAGTGATTCATATCACGATAGCATCATGAAAGTCGTAGAAAGCGATCAGGCACAGCAGGCATTTGAGTTCGGTGAAATTATGTTTTATAGAACATTCCCCGATGGACGCCCTATGTTGCAGGCAGTGCGAGCAGATGGTATATTACAAAAAGTGCCAACTGACAGTATAGATATGACTCCAACTCCTAACGATGTTATTAGTCTGCACCAATTAAACACATTAATTGCAGAACAGAAAAATTGCGCTGTTGACGACTTATGCACGTTTGTATCTGGTTCTCCTAAGAAAACTGATGCCACTGTTGAAGAAATCGTTAAAGTAACAGATCTAGGAAGAGAAGTTGGAGAGCCAAATATTCCGAGAGCTGAAAAGCTGCAAGCGACTGTAAACGAGGCACTCAGCGATCAAGACATCGCCAAGGGGTATCGAAGCCAAGCAGATGCCATGTACAAAGAAGCTGCTAGACTACGTAAAGAAGCTGACTCACTAGATCCACCTAAAAAGAAAATTACTAAAGTAAGTGAATCTGTTGATGCCTAATCCGCTGTTTAGGCCCCCACGACATCTTGTTAAAGAGTGGCCGGAGGTATTCGAAGACTTATACATGAATACCATGCCGATCGCATATCTAATTATCGTTCATATCGAATTTACGAACGGACGGGTCTGGGAAATCGACGTCAGGGATCAACTGTCAAAGGAAACCCCTGACTCGATTGCCGACAAATTATTGGATACTTTAAAAGAATACAAAGACGAAATTAAAAAAATAGATTTTAAGGTGGATATTGAAAAATTAAAAAAGGATATATCCGATTCAACAAAAACTATTTTCTAGTATTTCCGTAATAGATGACTTGTATGCTAGAGTCTTCTGTTTTAAACATTCTCCAAGGGTCAATTACGATTGACCCTTTTTCTATTTTACAATACAGATTCTGAGATTCCTCAAAGCCTCTATACTCGTAGGTTATCTTTCTATTGTGTGCTAACAGTACTACCCCGAAACATCCTCTAATATCATCACCGGTTAACGGATCTATGTACGTGGGCTTATACCCCAATGCTTCGCAGTAATGCCCGATTAACAAACTATAACTACCATCACAATATTCAACTCCGGGCTTATATGCTTTACCATGTATAAAGATGCTCATGTTATTTTCTTCGGCATGTTTAACTAGCTCTTTGGCTAGATTTTCTGCTTGTATTTCTCTAGCCTGCATTATAGAATCAAACAGGTCGTATCCTAGATCTAATTCCTGTGCAAGGTATCTCAAGGCGATGTTGTCTCTTGGATGGCAAGCTCCTCCGTCGCCCATGCCGGCAGTCATGTACTGCGGACCCATTATTCGCATAGTACTTTTAGCTAGAGCACCTGTTACTACATCGACATCGATGTTTCCTTGTTTCATGGCCACATCTTGTATCATGTTCACTAGTCCAATTTTTGCACTAATGAACGTATTGTAAAATACTTTGATACATTCGCATTCGTCCCATGTTCCTATTTCATACCGAGGATTGTTTTCCATTATGGTTTTATAAAATTCAACTAACTGTTTAGCATCACCGGTTTCAGTTCCGTCCTCAGTACCTATCATAATCATCTCAGGATTAACCATGTCCCATGCAACACTGCCCATGGCAATAAGATAAGGATTATATACAAATCGAGTATTATCTGTTAAGTGAGCAAATTCTCTGCGTGTGGTGCCTGGCAGCACTGTTGATATAAGAACCAATAACTGATTTTTGTTCATATATGAATTAGCTTCAGTTAGACATTGCTTTACAATATCATAACTAAAATCCTTGGGCTCTAGATGTGAAGTTGGTACTCTGCCGTCGTATAATGGATCATGTGGTGTTGGCACTGCTACAAAAACAATGTCAGCATCTTTTACTGTGTCTTTTATTGTTTTATGTATGACAACAAGTGCTGTAGGATCAACTAATTTTATGTCATATCCACTGACGGTGTGTCCTTTACTGGCCATGGCCTCTGCACAAGGCAGTCCTAATTTTCCTAATCCGATAAATCCTATTTTCATACGTTTTCTCTTTTCATAAAAATAATTTTTTTGTCATTTGAAGGAACTGCAGAAATGTAATCATAATGATTACTCCAGTCTCCATGTCCTTGCCAACTGTGGTTAAAAGACCAATCTGTAGTTTGATTTAGAAAAAATTCTTCATTCAACAGTTGTTCAAAATCAGCATTGCTTCGACCTTCCAGGCCCCATGACGGCTTTGCCAATCGTCTAGCTCGCATTGCAGCATTTCCGCCCATCCTAGAAAATTCTTGGGCAAAGAATGGACCGTGTCTATGCGATTCTCTATTATCATCTTTACTAGTATATGCTTGAATAAAGTTTATTTTAAAATCTGCACTCCACAGCCCGTGGTGTGAGATAGAGAATTTATACTCTGCTGTATACTCGCCCGTACCAAAATGATTTCCAAATTCTTTAGTATCTAGCTCAGGACTAAATTTAATTACTATATCAAAACCGCCACGGGCTCGCCACAATGTTCTTAACACTGGCCACATTTCGTTTACCAGAGAATCTGCGTATGGATTGATATTTGTTTTGATTATGTCGTAATCAAATTTTTCATATTCTATATCTTGAAGTTTAGTATTATCTAGAAACTTTAAATCATAATGATATTTTTTTAAGTCTGGACGAACAGGATAATCTAAGAAGATATCTGTGATTAAATGATCTACAAAAATATTAAACGCTTTTACTCTAGTAAGTATATGACTGCCGCCTAATTTAAAATCTTTGGTTATCCAATAGCCTAGATATTTTTGACCCGACAAATTAAATCTATCAGGATTCTGTCCTACTATTGTTTCAGGACCCATGCCAAATCCCATGCCTGTGCCAAGATTGTTGATATTCATGTTTCGCATACGCCACAGGAATGTCATAGTATCTGCAAAGTCTTGATATGTTTCTGTAGGGAAACCCACTATCCAGTTTGTAGCAGCGTATATACCAACGGCCTTGCAATCACGAAAATTCTGTTCCATCTCCTCAACTGTAACACCTTTATCAATGTCATTGAGTATTTTCTGACTTCCCGATTCGCAACCGAAGTTTAATGCGATACATCCGCTGTCAGCAAGATCCTGCAGATATTCTAGATCCATCCTTCCGTCGCATCTTGCGTAGCCTGTCCATTTGATTTTTAAACCCTTGGCTACTACTCCTTTAGCAAATGCTCGCAATTCTTTTAAATTGCCATTTACTAAACTATCTATAAACCAGATAATATCAGTGCCCTTATTGTAGTAAAGCCATTCTATTTCTTCTAGGGCATCTACTGCCTGCCGTTGTCTATATTTCCAAAAATGTGTTTCTTCACAGAACGTACACTTCGCGGTACAGCCTCTACTGAGTTCACTGTTTACTCCGTTAGGGATTTCATAGTCGTTGAAATCTATACTGGAATAATCCGGCATAGGCATATTGCTTATGTTGATACGCTGATCTTCTGGCTGCTTGATGTACTGAGGTTCTGTATGTTTAACGCCTCTTTCAACTTCGTCGAGTATTCGTAAGATAGCTTCTTCGCCTTCTCCATTGACTACATAGTCATAATAAGGTTCAACTCTGAACCATCCGTGCTGCACATTACTACCACCAACTGCTATAATTAATCCGGGTATTCTGTTTTTTAATTCTTGTATCATCCACTTAGTGGGTTCTTCTGAGAATTGATATACAGTAAATCCCACTATAGTAGGTTTAAATTCTACTATGTGTTCAATGTATTCTACTAATAATTTTTCTAGCAACGGATGTATAAATCTGTAATAATTCTCTCCTACCCATCTCCAACTAGATGCAGAATCCCATAACTGGAAATCTAATT